GCTGGTGTGCCGTGGTGCTTTGACACCCTCACAGAGTTAACTTATGGTAGACGTAAAGGGGAGTTGTATGCTTTCGGTGCTGGTGTTGGGGTCGGAAAGACTGACGTATTTACTCAACAGATTGCCTATGACATTGATAAGCTGGGCTTGCGGGTCGGTGTTATCTATCTTGAGCAGAACGTGGTAGAGACAAGTCAGCGTGTGATGGGTAAGTTGGACAAGAAGCTGTACCATGTGCCTGATACGGGGTGGACACGAGCTGAGTATGAGGATAGTGTGGATAGGTTGGAGGGCAGAGACAAGCTGTACATGATGGAGCACTTTGGTGCGATGGGCTGGCGTAGTATCAAGAATATCATTAAGTTCTTTAACAAGGCTTATGACATTGACCACATCTACCTTGACCACCTCACTGCACTGTCAGCTAATGAGCAGGATGAGAGGCGTGCGCTGGACGGTATCATGGCAGACATGGCATCATTGGCACAAGAGCTTGGTATTATCATTCACTTCATCAGTCACCTTACTACACCAGAGGGTTCAAGCCACGAAGAGGGTGGGCGTGTGATGGAGAAACACTTTACTGGGTCAAGGGCGATTGCAAGATGGAGTCACTACATGTTTGGCTTGGAACGAAACAAACAGCATACCGACCCAGTTAAGCGGCAGATTACAACGTTCAGGGTGTTAAAGGATAGGTTTACCGGACGTGCAACTGGTATTAAATTTGGCTTGCAATATAACCAAAAGAATGGTATACTGTCTGAGGTGGTTGACATTATGGAGGATGACAATATATGACGTTAGAACAGTATGGGTATTGTAGCAAGACAGGCAAGTGTCTCAACCCTTTCGGGGCTAGGCCACTATGGGTTATTAAACTGGCTGAGAAGATCAGGCAGGGCAACGTTGTAACTAATACACAGGAGGCTTTATTTTGAATGAACATATCAAACGCCTAGCAACTATATGCTGGGAGAGACAACTAGACGGTAAGCTGCACTTTGACCATGAGAAGTTTGCTGAATTAATCGTCAGTAAATGTGTTGAACTGATGGATGAAAACTACAGGGGTGATATGTACACAGGGGATGTGTATGACTCTGAGTATAACAACTGTATTAATGAACAGGTTGAAACGTTACAAGATTATTTTGGAGTTAACAAATGACAGATGAAACAATTAAGGGTGAAGGCTCTGTGTCACTGATACGTGAGAATGAGGACGGTAGTGCAGACTATGAATTTAACTTCCCACCAGAGGCGCTGGCAGCATTGACAAGGCTAGGTATATTAACTGCTATACAGGCGGGAATTGCGGAAGCTGAGCACCTAAATCCTGCTGAGAAGAAGCTGCCGACACGGTTTACAAAAGAGATTAAGAAGCTAGCTGAAGAGGCTGGGTTTGTCTTGTGGGATGATGAGCATTGGAAACCAAAAGGGGATGTAGTTGATTGGGCAATTAAGTATGACAAAGAGTTGGTTAAATTCTATCACTTGGCTAGGAGTTAATAAATGATTCAATACCCAGCAGACAGCAAACCACACATTCAATGGAATCACATTGATGGCCCGTTATTGTTCTGTCGCGATGGCACACTCCATTGGCTTACTATGACAGAACGGCTTTGGTTGAGAATGGGATTTACCAACATCAACCAATTAGATGAAAAGTATTGTCACGAACAACAAAGAGGATAACAAATGACTAAAGACATTCATTTACGCATGGCTGTAAAGTGCCAGCTATTAACCACGGGTAACAGAGGTGGTATTTATGCCGATGCTCTTGAAGCCTTTGCCAACCTTGCAGCAGCACATGAGCGTGAGGCGTGTGCTGGACTGTGCGACAGGTTTGCCAATCGCATGATGAGCGCAGAGGAATGTGCCGCAGCCATCCGAGCAAGGAGAAGCAATGACTGATGAAGAACTTAAGCAAGCAATTGAGGAACTGAACGACACAAAGGCAGAGCAACGCATGACTGATGAAGAGTTTGCAGCATTAGCTGAGGTGTATGGCAAGAAGGAGACAGAGCAGGACATAGCCACCTTAGAAAAGAACATTGCTTTAATGCGGGATGAACGGGACATAGCCACCTTAGAAAAGAACATTGCTTTAATGCGGGAAGAAGAGTTGCGAGTGTGTGTCAAGGAGTTCTTTGAGAAGTATTTAAACCACGCAGAGGAGAGTGATAGTGGTAATATGTTTCACCCTATTACTGTTAGTTGCTGTAGGGTAATGATGATGAAACCACTTAGCAACTTACTACATAAGATGTGTAAGTTGTCAGGTGCTAAACCAAGGGAAAGTTATGACTGATGAAGAGTTTAAAGCGTTAGTTGAGGTGTATGGTAAGAAGGACAACACTAAAGAAGAAAATATGACTAAAGATATAACAGAAACACTAGGCCAACGTGAGGGGCGCTATGGCGAGTATGTTAACGTGGCGGCAACAGCGCAACAGTTAAAAGAAACCTTGCGTAGTGGTGCTAGTTGGGGTATAATGGAACCTTACATGCAAGAGAGCTTGGACTTAATAGCAAACAAGCTGGCACGTATTGTTAACGGCGACCCATTCTATGACGACAGCTGGCACGATGTAGGTGGTTATGCTAAACTAGTGGAGATTGAATTAACGAAGGGAAAGTGATGATAGAATATTATAAGACTGTAACCTTTACACATAACGGGTATAGAGAGATTGCTATTGTCAGAAAGACTGATAGCATCCTAAGCCACAGTAAGGTTAGTGTCTTTAAAAAGTTTGAAGATGGCTCTTTCTTGTCTGATAATAATACAATCTTCAAGCCAATTGAATTAATGAATGGAGATAAATGCCTACCTTGCGAAGGTTAACAAGGCTAAGTTGGGTAAGGTGGTTAGAGATAGTCACCTGCTTACATATTATTAGCAATACATGGAGACAGTGGTGAATTTAGTCCTCGACATCGAGACAGATAGCAAGCACTCTAAGATTTGGATGTGCTATACACATAACAGCGAGACAGGTCAATACGTATGTCACACAGAACCAGCTACACTCATACCCTTAATAAACAAAGCCGACAGGCTGATAGGGCACAACTTGATAGGCTTCGATGCGCCAGTGCTCAACAAACTTTGGGGAACGAGGATTGGCTTGAAGAAAGTGAGAGATACCTTGATAATGTCAAGGCTACTCAATCCCTCTATCGAAAACGGTCACAGTTTAGCAGCATGGGGCAAGAGGCTGGGGAATAACAAGGTTGAGTACACCCGTATATGGCACTGGATGAAGGGGGTGCAGTTTGATAAGAAGTCTATGGCTCCTTATGATGACCCGATTGATAACCTGAATAGGGTTTATTGTAAGCAGGACGTAACTGTGACAGTTGAGTTGTACAAGTATCTGGATGAGCAGTTAGAAGATTGGGGTGAGAGTGTGCAGCTTGAGCATGATGTTGCTGCTATCCTACACAAACAAGAAAGGCATGGGTTTAAATTCGATGAGACTAAAGGCAGGGTATTACTGGCGCAGCTTTCAAGTGAAGTTGCTGATATTGAAGGTGAATTGCAAGCTACGTTTCCACCAATTGTGGAGAAGAGGGTAAGCGAGAAGACAGGCAAAGCTTTAAAGGATAGAGTCACCCCATTTAATGCAGGGAGTAGACAGCAGATAGCTGAGAGGCTTGCTACTCTGGGTGTTAAGTTTACGCAGGAGACTGAGAAAGGCAGTACAATTATTAACGAGAAGGTGCTTGAGGGCATAGAGTTACCAGAGGCTAAACTAATTGCTAGGTATCTCATGTTACAGAAGCGCATCTCGCAGGTTAGTAGCTGGTTTGAGGCGGTTCAAGCGGATGGTAGGGTGCGAGGTAGGGTGATAACAAATGGTGCTGTTACAGGGCGAATGACGCATATGGCTCCCAACATGGCTCAAGTGCCCTCAAGCTCGTCTGAATACGGGTCTGAATGCAGGGAGTTGTGGACTGTAGATAAGGGTAAGAGGTTGGTTGGAACTGATGCCTCTGGACTTGAATTGAGAATGTTAGCGCACTATATGCAAGACGTACGCTACATCAAGACAGTTTGTGAGGGTAAACAGGAGGATGGTACAGATGTGCATACAATGAATATGAAGGCGGCGGGACTTACAAGTCGTAACCAAGCCAAGACATTCATTTACGCATTCCTGTATGGGGCGGCTGCGGGTAAGATTGGGTCTATAATTGGTGGTTCTTCTACGGTGGGGCACCATCTTATGACTCGCTTCTTGCGTAACACACCAGCGTTAGGGTTCTTGAAGGATGAGGTGGTCATACCAGCATCAAAGAAGGGTTGGCTAAGGGGTTTAGATGGTCGTCATATTATGGTACGGTCAGAACATGCTGCCTTAAATTCTTTGTTGCAGGGTGCGGGTGCAATTATTATGAAAAAAGCTTTGGTTATATTGCACGAGAGATTAAAACGTGGTATAATACAAGCTCACTTCGTAGCTAATGTGCATGATGAGTGGCAGAAAGAAGTGGATGAAGAGGATGCAGAGCGTGTGGGTAAAATGGCAGTACAGGCAATTGAAGATGCAGGTAAGCACTTCAACCTGCGCTGTCCTTTAACAGGAGAATATAATGTAGGTTTTAACTGGAAGGATACACATTGACAGAAGACACAAACTTGGATACTGTATTGAAGGATGTTGACAACATGATCATCATTACAGAGAAGGAAGGCGTTGTTCGCCTAAGCTTTAACCAAGAGCTAGATGGGATGGAGGTGCTGGATATTCTGGCACTTGTAACATCAGAATTTTATAACATTGCCGATGAAGGCAACGTAACTAAACACTAAGGATTTATTATGACAGATGCAGTAAAAGTTAAAGCGGACATTATGTGGGCATACTTGGACAAAGTTAACGACATGAGTGGCAAGTTTCAAGTGGACTTGTGTAACCTCTCTGAGAAGGCAGCTGAGGCGTTGCAAGACCTAGGCTTAGAGGTTAAGTTTAAAGAGGGCAAGGGTAAGTACATTACCTGCAAGAGCACTCGTCCTATTCACGCCTATGACGATGGCGGCTCACAGTTGGGTGGTCAAGTAGGTAACGGGTCGAAGGGTGTCGCACTTGTGGGTACATATGCTTGGGCGTATCAGAAGAAGAAGGGTACTTCACCAGCCCTCAAGCGGTTGGTCATTACAGATATGCTTGAGTATACAGGTGCACCAGTGGGTGATTTGGTATCTGAAGACGACCTGCTGTAATGATAGCGCTGATCGATAGCGACATTCTTTGCTACCGAGTAGGCGCTGTTACTGAAGAAGAAAATGGGGACACGGCTATCGAGACGATGGCTGTGTACCTTGAAGATATGTTGATGTTTGATCTGTTAGACTGCGAGGAGCACGAGTTATTCCTCACTGGTAAACAGAACTTTCGATTTGATGTAGCAGTAACAGCCCCCTATAAGGGCAACAGGAAGGATAAAGCTAAACCTAAGCACCTCCCTCTCCTACGGGAATATTTACAGGTATCATGGGGAGCTAGTGTTAGTGATGGACAGGAAGCGGATGACGACATCGCCATACGAGCAACAGAGTTGGCGGGTGAAGGACTCATCGTATCAATTGACAAAGACTTTATGCAGGTTCCGGGATGGCATTACAACTTTGTGAAGAAGGT